CCATCAAAGAACTTGAAAAGGCTTACAGCAAGCCACAGAAAGTTGCTAGAGTAGGAGGAAGGGGTTACGTATGAGTAAGACTATTTTTGATAGGGATCAACATTCAGTTACTACGTTTGAAGAATCTGCTGACAACTTTACCTTAACAAGGTTTCAAGATGCAGAACCTATTGTAAATAATAACAAGAAAGAATTTAACAGCGGAGTAAATAATCCTACTCATTCCTCACTTGGTAGAAAGGTGGCCTCTATACCACTCACCGTGTGGGAAAACTGGATGAAAGAAACCAAAGGTTTGATACAGAAAGACCCGACATTACTTGCTAAATACCTTAACGATCCTGATAACAAATACTTCAGAACTCATAACAGCGTTGTATGAGACCTATACAAGAAAGCAACGGGGTAAAGTATTACCTTGTTAGAGTAGATAAAGAAGATATACCAGAGGTTTGGGACTTAGTAAAGGATGGGGTAAATAATGCAATGCTTCACTCAGATGCCAGCATGAGTGGGGATGAATTTTTTGGTGAACTTATGTCTGGCAATGTTGTGCTGTGGCTTTTCCTAACAAATAATATGGAAGTTGTAGGCCACATGATTACGCAGATTATAAGGTACTCACGCAAATCCTTTGTTCGTGTGTTGACTATGGAATGCAAGGGTGGTGAGAAAGGTATGTTAGGCATGAACTTGTGGGCCAAGTTTGTGCCGGAGGTAGAAGAGTACGCAGCACGTAATGGTTGTCAGCATCTTGAGGCTTATACTAGAGCAGGAATGGCAAGAGCATTAAAAAAACATGGTTGGGAAAATCAACATCACATAGTAACAAAGGAAATTAGTTATGTCATCTAATCCAAATAAAAACAAACCAAGAGAGTGGGGTGATGTTGAGTCCTTAGGCGGTCATGGAAATAATGGCCCCAATCAAATGATAAATGTTGGGGAAAGAATCACAGATATATACACTACTAGAGATGGTCGAAGATCATTTCAAAATGGTGGAAACAGTTGGACTGAAAAAGAAGCAGGCTCCGGCGAATTCCATATGGCATCTGGTCAGGGTGGTGGCGGAGGTGGCGGTGATGGCGGTGGTGGTGGCATGGGATACCAAGCACCTGTCAGAATAAAGTTTGGAAATTTTGATGATAAGAAGCCAGAGAAAACTGGACCCGGCAAAAAGAAACCTAAGCCGGGAACTAATATCAAGCCCCCCAAACCGGTTACCGGTCTTCCAACTTCTGGAATTGTTGGGCAAGGCCCGGTCACTATGCAAGACTTTACACCAATATCTATTGATCCGGCTACAGGACAGCCGCAGCATCTTAATCCTTTAGTTGACCCATCAAATTGGCTGCATCAAACTAACCCATTATTTCAAGTTCCAGATTCCCCCGGCACTTACGTATCGCCCGGAATTTTAGATTACTTGCAGCAAATAACTTCCGGAGGAGAGTGAAATGGGATCAAGTTCAAAAACAACTACTCAAAAAACTGACGGTGGTAGCGAAAGCACTAGCACAACCACTCCGTTTCAGCAGCCATTTTACGCACAGATGCTTGGACAGGCCCAGAATCTTTATGAGTCTGGTCTTCCTAATTATTATGGTGGCCCCACTGTAGCAGGGTATACGCCTGCTCAGATGGAGTCTATGAACCTTACGTCAAATTATATTACTGACCCCGCACAGCAAAGGATGTACGACACTGGTCAGCAATTTGATAGTATGTTATCTGGTCAGGTTAATACCGGCGCTGGCTCTCCGTTTGGTGATATGGCAGCAGCATATACAGATCAGGCTTTAGGAACTGCTGAAGATGTAATGGCAGGATTAAGAAGTCAGCAGTTAGGTTATCAGCAGGGTGGAAGTTCACGTGGAGACTTACTTAACGAAAGGGTTATGGAAGAAACGCAGCAACAGATCAGCAATAATCTTGCAGGGATGTACGGCAACGCTTATGGTCAAGCACAGCAGAATCAATTAGGTGCGCTGGGACAGTACGGAAGCATTATGAATATGCCATTGCAAATGAGTCAGGCTTTGTATAATCAGGTTGGGTTGCCTCAGCAGAGGCTTAATCAAGCGATCATGGATGACTCTAAGAGAAGGTATGATTACAATGCTATGCGTCCTTGGCAGAACCTTGCTCAGTTTGGCAACTTTGTCACTGGAAATATGGGTGGCACAGTCGGTGGCTCTGGAAGTCATAGTTCTACCACTACGATGTCCTAATGGCTAGTGCAGCAATACCCATGCTGGTCGGCACGGGCATATCTCTGATTGGTTCAAAAGCGGGATGGGACCCACGCCTGACAGCCCTTGCAAGTATGGCCGGTGGTGGTATTGCCGGTGGTGCTATGTCTGGCGCATTTGGTTCAGCGGCAGGGTCAGCAGCAGGAGCAGCGGGGCCGGGTGTGGGCATGACCGGTTCACTGTTTCCGGCAGGAACAACCGCAGGTACAGCAACCCTTGGCGGCATGACACAACCCGCAGCAGGGGGATTGTTTGGCGGCTCTACTCCAAGCGTAATCGGATCAAGTGCGCCGGGGATCTCCACCTTTTCAACGCCCGGGGCCGGAGGAGGTTACTTTTTGCCGGGAGCAATGAATAAGCAAGGCATCCTACCTTTCGGGCGGGGTGGGTGGTTAGAAAATTCGGCAAGTTTGTCTGGAGTAACACAACCCTCCTTCCCCGGAGCGTCGGGACAAAGCGGATTCTCAAAATGGATTACCGGCCCAAAAGGAAAAGCGTTAGGCGCTGATATGCTCAAGACTTTCCTTGATTATGAAATCGCTTTAGCCAATCAAGAACCACAAAGATTAAGTGGTGGTGGTGGCGGAGGTGGTGGAGGATTGACCGCTTACCCCGGAGGAGGGGGTCAGGGTAATAAACAAGTAGTGTGGGGATTTGGCGACATAGGTAAATCCTTTAAACCTCAACCATTGGTATAGTTATGGATGAAAGAGAATTAGGGTTGTTATCTCAACCCAAAGTAAACATGAAGATTGAAGAGCAGGCAGGAGAAGCGCCTAGAATTACTTCAACATTCTCAAACGAAACACCAAGTCCTAATCCGGCTGATTTCGCATTCGATCCTATGGAGTATTGGAACAACATATCATCTATGGTGGATGCTGAATTTTCTACTGGAATGTCCTATGGTTCGCCAGAAGATTACGGTGTGACACAACAGGTGCAAGACCGCAGTGGTGTTCCCTCTATTCCAAGGGACTATAATAATATATATGGTCAGTCCACTGACTATGGGGTCAGCCCTACTACCCAGTATCACCCGCCGGGTGCAATGCAACAATTGTCTCATATGCCGAACCAGCAGGGCATTGACCCTACTTCACTAGCAATGCAGAATATGCCGTACGACCTAACAGGAGCCATGCCAAACGCTTTTGAGGGAGAGCCACCCCCACCTACTGCCTATGGTTCCCCGCCCCTCTCAGGGGGCTTACAGGAGCCCTTAGCGAACTATCCACCCCCGGGCTATCCTTCCAACGTACCAACACCAGATGGACAGACATTCACCCAGTTACCTAACACGGTGATGCCGGGGTTTGAGCCTATGCTTTCCGCAGCAGAGGGTGGCATGGATGCCAAAGCATCACAAGTGGAAGATGACTGGAATGCTACTATGGAGCAGGCTGTATCCGCAGGAGTGGTGGATCAGGATACTTTGAAGAAGACTTCTGCTGCTACCGTTTCTGCCGTAAATACCGCACCACTTAGCAACAACATCAACGGTCAAGACGCAAGCCAGAACCCAATAATGAGTGGTCAAATTTTTGACCCACGTCAGCGTCAGGCTGAATACCTAAAGCAGATGAACACCATTATGATGGGTGGCTTGATGCTTGATCTGGCCGCTGCTGCGTTGGGAGTTAAGTCAAGGTCTGGAAGTTACATGGATGGTCAACTCAAGATACTTGAGCAGACTATGAAGTTCGATGACCAAGCCAGAATCTATGACGCAACCAAAGCAGTGTACTACCCAGATGGGGTGTACCAGAATCCGGGCACTCAGGCTGATGTGTTTGATTCACTGATGGGAACCGGAATGGTTACCCCGGCTGAGGCCAGTGCTATCTCTGGTTACCACCCAGAGGGATCGACAGGGTACGATACGTACTTCAAGGCTAAAGAAGACGGAAGCATTGAGACCATATATGTTCCCAAGGGTGAAGCACCTCCCGAAGGAGCAACTCCAAACGCTGCTGTAGCAAAGCATCAAGCGGATTTGCTGAACCCAACGGCTGGCGCTGAACCGACAGCAATGCAGATTGAATCAGAGGTCAACAGGCTTAGGACTGAGGCTGCGTTTGCTGAGGAAAAGGGGGACACCGCCAGAGCAGCGCAACTAAAACAGCGTGCTGATGACCTGTTGAAGTTAGGTGGAGGAGCCTCTACCAAGGATGAGTTTGGTTATACCGCTGAACGTGCTACCTTCAAAGACATATACGGAAGCATGGTTAATAATGCCGGTGAATTTATGACCCCTGATAATACCTTCCGTGATGCCAACGGTAATTTTATTCCTTGGTCTCAGTTTAGAGAACTTTGGCGAAACAGTTATACTGTAGATGTTATGGGGAGGGACGGACAGATGCGTCAGGAACCGGGTTGGCTGTCTATCAAAGGTGACCCCACTGAGTCTGTCGATCAGGTTACGATACCCACAATCACAACCACAGAAGCATACAATGCCCTCCCATCAGGGAAGCAATTCTACGATTCAACCGGACAACTGGCGACTAAACAATAATGAGTTTTATAGCACCCGCAGAAGACTTACAAGCAAACAACCCTGATGCCGGATTCATTGCGCCTCAAGCAGACAGAGAGGCAGCGTTTCAAACCGGGCAAACTCAGGGCTGGGAAACCATGACCGCAGCAGAGGCTATGTTCTTTGCCGGACAGTTAGGCTTCACTGACAGCGTGCGTGGTATCACACAATGGGCAGGCTATCGTGAAGATGAGATGGCTAAGGAGCAGGAACTACTTGAGCAGTTAATGAACCATCCTGAGTACGGTGGCCGTGTAACTGCTGCTTACTATGGCGGTATGTTTGCTGACCCTGTTGGATGGGCATTGCCTGTATCCAGACTCAAGCACTTCAAGACAGTCAAAGACTTCTTCACCAAGGCACTCCCTCTTGGGGCAGTCGGTGGTGCAGCAGCCGGTGCTGCAACCTACATACCAGAAGGAACTGAATCTCTGGTGGGTGATGGAGAGATGACACGTGCGGAAACCTCAGGCTTGGGCGCTGTCCTTGGAACTGCCGGAACTCCTATTGCTGTCGGCGCAGGCTATTTAGCCAAGAAAGCGTATGAGCCTATAGGTGAGGTAGCATGGAACGTACTCAAGCAGCCTGCCGGAGCAAGCGGTACGGTTGGTGGATTAGTTGGGTACAATGTTTCCCCTGACGCAACGCAAGAAGATAAGTGGAGAAACGCTTTGATAGGCGCAACTCTGGGGGCTGGTGGTGGCGCTACCCCTAGACTTCTAGACAAGTCAGGAGTGACGGACGATCTAACCGGTAAGTTAGGCGACTTAATTGTCCCGAACTATAGGATGGCTGATGACTTTATCTACGCTTTAAATAAATTCCGTGGAGTCAAGGGTACATACGCAAAGGATTGGGACAGTCTGGTGCAGGGTGTACGTGAGATGCCGGTAGCAGAACGTAAGGTTCTGTACCGTATGTTACAGGATCGCAAGTTTAATCTTGACGGTGATGATTTTGACTTTGAGAAGTTGGGAATCGCCAGTGAGTCCCGTGCCAAGATTCAAGAGTACGGACAGGCTCTGGTAAACTTAGGCGTACTGGATGAGAAAACATTTCTTAAGAACATTGATGACTATTTGAACACCTCCTACATGAAACATGAAGGTAGGTATGAAGAACTGTTTGATGACCCAATGAATATGCTGTACACGTCACACCATATGTTTAAGATGCGTGGCAAGGTCTCAGACCAAAGGCAATTCACAAAAGATATGTGGAACAAGGGTCAAACGCCGGATGGAACTGATCGCAATCTATGGGAAGTAATTGATGATGGCAAGAACTTCCGTGTAAGAAGGCAGTGGTTTAAAGAAGAAAAGTTGCAGATGGGTGAGATTGAAGATGCTGCTTATGCCCTGCACAAAACTGGTTCGATGATGGGAAATGAAAGGGCGCTTGGAGAATTCTTTAATGACCTATCACAGAGCGCAAACGTAGTAAAGCCGAATGGTTTCCCCGGTGGCGTTAAAGTTCCCAAGCAGGGTTGGGGCAACCTTGGTGGAAAGACTGTAGACCAGAGGACATGGGATAACATCAAGAAGTTCAGAGAGTATTCCAAGCCCGGGGTCAAGTCATTCCTTTTTGATAAGTACAAGACTGCCAACGGAATATGGAAAGGTCTGCACACTATTATGGCTCCGCCTGTACACTTTGCTAACATAGTTTCCAGCGGTCATATGTTTGATATGGCTAACGGGGATTGGGCTGACGTTGGAAGAGCGGCCAAAGATATGTATCAGAAAAGTGATACGTACAACATGATGGTTGAGGATGGCGTATTTGGTTCAGGCATAATGAAAGAACTTAATGAGGGCCAGAGAGAAGTTCTGAAGATGTACTCACAGAGTGCAAACGGATATTTAAAGAGGATAGGAGAAGGACCTCAAGGGTTGTCAAGTGCAATGGACTGGACAACCAAGATTGCAAAGATGGTTAAGAGAGTCGGCTGGGATTTGCCCGGTCAAATCTACCAGTTTGAGGACAACATCTGGAGGGCTGCGCTGTACCGAACCAAACTTAATGAGTACCTTGGAAACGGTATGGACATGAAGAAAGCCAGAGGCATGGCTGCTAGGAACGCAAAGGAATTCTTTGTAGACTACGATCAGAATCCTCCAGTTCTAAACGCATTACGTCAGACTGCGCTGCCGTTCTTCTCATACACATACGGAACCATGCCAAGATTGGCTGAGGTTGCTGCAAAGAATCCTGCCAAGTATGCAAAGTGGGCGATGATATACGCCGGATTGAATTCTATCGGTGAGAATATGTCTGATACCTCACGCTATACTCAGGAAGAGATAAATAAATTGCAGGAACCAAATCCTTTGTTTGGTATTCCCGGACTGCCTGATGCTAGGGTAGATATGCCTGACTTTGTTGCTGACCTTGTTGCGCCCGGTAGCCGGGCTGATCAGCAATCCAAAAACGTGGAACGGTGGTTGCCGGGTGGCAAGTTCTCCATGACTGAGGATGGGACAGGACAGATACCGTGGTTGCCCTCTATGACTCAACCAAGTTTCGGCGTGGCCGGTGCTGTAGGTTGGCCTGCTCTTGGTATTAACCAATTCCAAGGAACGGATATACCTTACGGTCAGAGAACTGAGGCAGCAATTCGTAACCTACTTCCCAACTGGCCCGGTGTTAGCATTGGAGATACGTTTGATACCTATGCTCAACAGAAGGTGGAGCGTGCAGATTCTGGAAGGCCCACAAGGTTTGGTGATGACTACTCCCCAACTACCGCAAGACTGTCTAACGCAGGAATAAGAATTGAACCTCAAGATGCAGGTAAGTTACGGTCAAGGGTTAAATGGAAATACGAAAGTAGGATAAAGGATATAGAGAAACAAATTAGGAAGGCAAAGAGGGAAACAAAGTACGGGCCGGGTGAGAGACAGCGTGTTCTTAATGCCCTGTATGCAAAGAAAAGAAAAGAACAGGATAATATGAGAAGGAGACTCAGTGGAGAATAAAATGCAACTGGTGATTGTAGAATGGCGGGATATAATTCAGACCAGTGGCTGGGAAACCCAAGAAGAAGTTAAGTGCCCCGTCATAAGATCGGTAGGTTGGATTATAACTCAAGATGACCCTAGCACAATAAAGATATGCAACACAATTGCACCTGAAGACTTTGATGAGAAAAAAGATGGAAAGGGATATGGCATCACAGCCTTTCCCAAAGGGTGCGTAGAGAGGGTAGAGTTTTTATCTTGTGAGGTTAGGGTGGTAACCGACTAGGCTTTCTTCTTAGCCTTGCCATCTTTAATTCTGCTTGCTGCGTAGGTATCAAGATGTATCCCTTCCTTCTCAAAGAATACGTGCTTCCATATCTTACCGCTAGGTGCTACCTTATACATATTTAACCAACAGAAACGGGCGAAGTGCAGTCTCCTGTCCTCCGCCCATTTCTCCTCCTGTTCCTTACTTGGATTTTTCACGATCAATAAGTATGTCGCAGTAGTGTTTGATCTTTTCAAGATCATCCACCCCGCCCTTCATATCATACCGACAGATGTATTTCACCACATTCCCCTCAACAAAACCCATGTTGTTATCAAGAATGAAATCAACAGGCTGTATATTTTTATCGTAGTGCTTCGGCATTCTCATCAAACTTCTCCAATAAGTTTTTCAACTGCCTCACCAATTCATCCACACGTCCCTCCAAAGAAGCCAGTCTCTTATCTATCTTCTCCTTTGCCATTCCACTGTGAGGGATATTGTAACCATCTAAATTTACACTCATAAATCCTCCTTTAACGCACGCATTACATGGTCCCGGTTCCACCATACTTGTCCGGTGGTGGGATTGATTCTGATCTTGCTATGGGACATCTCCTTTACACGCTTGGTAACCAAGTCGTACCAACCATGTGTTGACGGCCTGTCAGTTTGTAGGCGCAGCCATTCGTCAGATACCCACGCCTTTCCTAATGCATCTGTAGATTGTTGATATGGTTTTGGTTTGATAATCATAAGTCTAATAAATCCTGTGCTGGTATCGCCCAACAATGTGGTCTATCCTTTTTCCCAAAGTTGGTCCACCACTTTTCATTCATGATAGATTTGGAGTACCTATAGTATCCAAGTATCTGGAACTTTGGTACGCTTCCATGTTGCCAAAGGTTCTTGACTAACACATATCTGCTGCCCTCAGTATCTCCGGGCCTTATGATAAGTTTTGGCTCCCTCATCATTGACAGCCTCACCTCAATATCCTTACCGACATCTGCCTTAGATTTGAATGTGTCAACACTGCCGTCCCAATAGAGACCGCAGTATTTTGCCACCGCCATTTCTGCTGCTGATGATATGATGTTCGTATCGAACAGGTCATCCGGCTTATATCCGTGAGCGTGCTTTAGATTCTTTGACCATGAAGACAAGCACCTGCTTACCCCCACATCTATTGCTAACTTGGTTTCGTACCAAGTTAATTCAATTTTTTTTGT